TAAGACCATACAGAAAACTAGACGGTACACCATTAGTAGGTGCTCAAAACAGATATACGATTGCATCAGGATATGCCTCTGCGATTTTCCAAGGAGAAATGGTTGAACCATTAACATCTGGAAATATCCAAAGACATGGTCCTAATACTTCGGATGCTGTTGTGGGCGTTTTTAACGGATGTTTCTATACAGATCCAACTACTCAAAAGCCAACTTACAGCAACTATTATCCTGGCAGCATTGCTGCTAGCGATATCACTGCATTCGTCATTGACGACCCAGATGCAGTATTTTTAGTTGATGCTGACGAGGCTTTCACTAGAGCAGATTTGTACAAGAACTACTCTGTTACAAACACTACTGGTGTTACACAAACAGGAATATCTAAACAGCAACTAGATGTAAGTGTTTCTGGAACTGCAGGTACTTTCGCTGTTCAAGCGATCGACATCTGCCAAGATCCAGACAACTCTGACACGTCTTCTGCTAATGCAAATATTCTTGTTAGAATCAACAACCACTTCTATAGAAGTGGAACAGGCATATAGGATAAAGGAGAATAACTATGGCAATATCACGATCACAGCTAGTTAAAGAACTAGAGCCAGGTTTGAATGCTTTATTCGGCCTGGAATATAGTCGTTATGAAAATCAGCATGCTGAAATTTTTGCGACTGAAACATCTGACAGAGCTTTTGAAGAAGAAGTAATGTTAAGCGGTTTCGCTTCTGCACCAACTAAACAAGAAGGTGCTGGAGTTGTGTTTGATCAAGCAGGTGAAACTTTCACAGCTAGATACAATCACGAAACTATCGCTTTAGCATTTGCTATTACTGAAGAAGCGATCGAAGACAACCTATACGATAGACTTGCGGGCAGATACACAAGAGCTCTTGCAAGATCTATGGCAAACACGAAGCAAGTTAAAGCTGCGAACATTTTGAACAATGCGCAAGTTACAACTGCAACAGGTGGAGATGGTGAATCCCTAATCGGAAACGCTCACCCACTTGCTACAGGCGGAACTTTCTCAAACGTTCTTTCAGTTGCTGCAGACCTTAACGAAACTTCACTCGAGCAGTCATTAATTGACATTGCTGGATTTGTCGATGAAAGAGGCTTGAAAATAGCTTCTTCCGGTAAAAAAATGATTATTCCAAAAGAACTACAGTTCACTGCGGAAAGAATCATGAAGTCACCAATGAGAGTTGGAACTGCCGACAATGATATCAATGCAATTAACAACATGGGAATGGTTCCTGAAGGTTACAGAGTTAATAACTTTTTAACTGACACAGACTCATTCTTCTTGTTAACTGATGTGCCTAACGGATTAAAATATTTCGTTAGATCACCTATCAAAACTGCTATGGAAGGAGACTTCGATACAGGTAATATGAGATTTAAAGCTAGAGAAAGATACAGCTTTGGTTGGTCAGACCCAAGATGTGTTTTTGGTAACGGAAATTTACCAACTAGTTAATAGTCTATAACCTTATTGGTTACTTAAAAGGGGCGGTGTTCACATCGCCCCTTTTTTTATGTATAATACAAATACCTAGAATAAATTTATTATGTAGACTGGCTAGGCAGACGGTATAGAGACTACATAACGAACGCTATACAAAGGAGAAAATTATGGCATCAACTACTTTTTCAGGACCAGTACGTTCTGAAGGTGGCTTTCAAATGGCTACCAAAAATGCAACAACAGGTGCAGTTACAACTAGAATGAGTTCAGGTATGCCTGATCTTACAGGTTTACTTTTAGCTGACACAGCAACAGCAGCAAATATTGCTATCGCTGATGGAGTTATTGCAACTGTAAATTACACAGGTGCAGCAGCATGTGCTGTAGCATTACCAGCAGCAACAAAAGGTGCTATTGCAGTTTATGTTCAATCTAAAGACACAGCAGGCGGAGTTTTAACTTTAACTTTTAATGCAGCTGGAAGTGATGTTTGGGCTACTGGTTCTTTAATAGAATCAAGAGCAGCGGCAGAAGTAACTTTTGATACTTCAGCAGCGGGTGAAACACAGTTAGTTTTCACTCCTGTAAATGCGGCTACAAACTTGTTTACAACTGGAAGCAAAATTGCTTTTATGTGTTTTGAAGATGGTACGTGGCACATCGCAACTGAATTTACTGGTGCAGCAGCAGCTACTACTGGTGCATTTGCATTTGCAGCGTAATAACTAAATACTAGTGGCTCCTTCGGGAGCCACAACAAAAGGAGAAAATTATGTCAGGCGGAGGAAGTTTTAGTTCAGACCAACAGGTACTTAATATGACCGCAGTTGGTGCAGATACATTAGCAAAAACTGGAAGAATGAGAATTACTTCTATTCAAGGTGAAGGTATCGCAAGTTCAACAATTATTTTTTACGATTCAGCTGATGCATCATCACCTGGAACTGCAGTTGCTACATACAATTTCAATACAGAAGGTTTAGAAGTTTATGTACCAGGTTCCGGTATTCTTTTTAAGGAAGGACTTGTTTATAATCTTGCAGGTGCTGGTGGAAGTATAACTATTACATATACAGGCTAAGATGAGTAAATTTAGATTAACATACGCAGGCGGAAAATACGCAGGCAAGAAAATAGTTGATCTTGTCAAAAGTTTAAAACGTAATAAGTACGCACGAAAATCTAAAGCTAATATTGAAAGATCAGGTAGAGGAACAAAATCTGTAAAAAAATATAATATTAGAGCAGGCGCTGTTGATACAAAAATAATACCAACCAAAGCACAATCACAAAAAGGAAGTTCTTTTCAACCTCATAAAGTAAGAGGTAAAGGTTCTAATTCTTTAAGAGGAATGGGTAGAGGAAGAAGTATAGGTTCTGCTGGATCTGCTGAGTCTTGGAGAATGGATATGGAAAAATTAACAAACATGCCAACTTTTACTGAAGTTACAAGATCAATATTTAAAAAGAAAAGAAAAGTTTTAGGAAAAGGAGGAAAAAAATGGAAAAAATAATAAGCGAAGCTAATAGAATTTGGAAACTAGCTATAGATAACAAAAAAGCTACGGCTGTCGTTGTAGCTGTTATTGTATTTATAATAATCTCAATATAAAGAAAAAAATGATTATGGAGTCTCAGAGTATGAATTATTATTTTACAGGGATATTAATTATACTACTTGTCCTAATGGCTTTCTTTATGGAACCGGGGTACATACCTAAATGATGGAAAAAGTTTTAACTTTATTAGTAGGACTCTTAATAGCATTAGGAGGATGGTCACTATCTAGAACATTTGAATTATCTACAACTCAAGCAGTGCTTGAAAATCAAATTGATCAATTAGAATTTAGAGTACAGATGTTAGATGAGAAGATGGATAAGATGATGGACTCTGACGAAGAGATTATGGACCAACATAAAAAACTATTTGAGAAACTTGAATCAGGAAACACAGGATATTCATATAACTAATGATTGATAAATATATTTTAAAATTTTGTGGTCTTTTAGACAATTTAACTGCAGTTATGGACAGATTATTTGCACCACGTTGTAAATGTAAAAAGAAAAAAGATTCTAAAAGAACTTATGAAAAAGAAAAAGATCATGGCACAGACATAAGTTTTGAAAACGAGGTAAACAATGGCAGATAAACCACTCAACATATCAGAATCTGCAGCCGTGCAGATGCCGATGAAAACCGTAGCTAGCCTCATAATTCTCGTAGCAATGGGCGTGCTCGGATATACGGAGATAACTTCAAGATTAGTATCGTTAGAGACTTCACGTGAGTTGTTTGAAAATGATTTACTTAAAAAATCTGAGCAAGTACCGGTGGACCAGGAGCAACATTTTTTATTGGAAGATCTCTATAAATCCGTAGAGCAAATTGAAACAAGAATTGAAGACATGATGCACAATAAAGTGAATATTCAATTTATACAAAAACAAACTGAAAAACTTTTAGAAGATGTAGAAATTTTAAAAGATAAGGTAAGAGCAAATGGAGGTGCACATTGACCGAGATGATAGTAGCTCTTCTTATGATAATCAACGGAGAGATTAAAGAGGCACGTATACAACCTTCAATGTCTGACTGTTTAAAAGGCAAGAGGGTCGCAAAGCGTCAATTAAAACCTGATGGAAAAGTTAGATATCAGTGCATAAAATCTATGGCAGAATTAGAATCAAATATTGATGGATCTTTGTCCATAAAGAAGTTAATATTGGAGTAATCATGAATTTAAGTCGTAATTTTACTCTTCAAGAGTTAATTAAATCAGATACTGCAATTAGATTGGATATCAACAACAATCCTAATTCAGGACAGATAGAAAAACTAAAAGCACTTTGTGAAAATATTTTACAGCCGGTACGTGACCACTTTGGTAGAGTAAAAGTGACTAGCGGATTCCGTTCAGAGCAGCTGTGCCTAAAAATAGGTAGCTCGATTAACAGCCAACATGCAAAAGCTGAGGCCGCAGACTTCGAATGTATGGGCACAGACAATGCTGAATTAGCTGATTGGATTTATTCAAACCTAGAATTTGATCAATTAATACTAGAGTTCTACACCCCTGGTGAGCCAAACAGCGGATGGATACACTGTAGTTTCACAACGGAACAACCAAGAAAACAGTTCTTGCATGCTTACAAATCTGAAGGTAAAACTAAATATAAACCAGTTTTAGGAAAAGCAACAGATTTAGTTTAAATGTTTTTTAAACCCAGATTAAAAATAGGTAGTCGTTTACTTGACGAAAAAGTTTTAAAAAATTGTTTTTTACAACACCCCCACAACGTTCCTGATTTTTTTAAAAGAATTCCCTCAAAGACAAAATTTATAAGCTTGCGTAGAAATAAAACATTAAGACATTGTTCAGGTTTTATTAATTATTTTAGAAATCTTATTACTGTAAAAGCACCTGCAGATTTTGAAATATTATATGATGAAGGTGGAGTGCGTGAAACTTGGATGGGAAGAGGAATTTTGAATGATGGTAGAAGATTTCAAACTCATGATAATTCATCATTTTTAGGTCATGTTAACCAAAATAAATATGCTCAAATAGGTAAAGTTATGTATGGCATAGAAATACAATGTCCAGTTGCTATAACAGTTCATAATCCATGGTGGCATTTTGTAGATTACGAAATTTTACCTGGTGTAATTAATGCGACTTCTCATTTTCAACCTCTAAATTTATTCATACCATTACCTAAAGATAAAAATCATATTGTCATAAGAAAAGATCAAGCTCTGTGTTATTTATCTTTTCAAACAGAAAAGAATATTAAAATAGATTTTGTAAAGGATTGGAATAATTTTCATGAAGGAGATTATTTATTTTCAGCCTTAAAAAAATATATTTTGCCTAAAAAAATAACATGATTGATTATGTAGCTTATTTAAAAACCCCAAAGAATGCTTCTACAACTCTCTTAAATTATTTAAAAAAATATAAAAGAATAAAATTTTTTTATTCTTTAGAAGAGTTTGAGGATAGTATTTTAATGAGAGATGAAAAAGTTTTTATATTTACTACAGTAAGAAACCCATACACAAGATCAGTTTCTTCATGGCAACATTGTTTGAAAGAATCTTGGATTGATAAGGATACTTCTTTTGAAGACTTCTTAGATTTAGACTTTACAAAAAGAAATCAAATATCTTGGTATAGTATACCTCAAAGATATTTTATAGGCATACATTTAAATGATAAAATACATGACATTTTCAAAGTGGAAGAACTTAATAAAAGATTTAAGGAAATTGACCCTAAAAGCAATATAACAGAATATTTTAATAAATCAGCTAAAGAAAATATGGAATTAACAAAAGATCAAATTAAAAAAGTAAATAAAGTATATGAAATAGATTTTAAAACATTAAATTATGATATGTTATGATAGAAGTAAAAACTCCGATACTAAAATGTTATTTTCCAGAGCATCAACAAATAAAAGAGCAAATACTTCAAATAATAAATTCCATAACAGCAGATAAAGTTTTTCAAAAAGATAGTTATAGAAATGATAATATTCATAGACTTGATTGGGAAGACTCATCTAATTTTGAAAGAAGTTGGGTAAAAATATTTAAACCATATTTAGAAATAACATTAGTTAATTTGATAAAGAAAATAGGTTTGACCAAAATTACGCTGTATAATATTTGGTATCAACAATACCAACATCAGGGAAAACATGGTTGGCATACTCATGGTAATAATTTCACAGGTGTATATTATTTAGATTTTGATAAAGATACACATCCTACAACAGATATTTTAAACCCATCTAATCCCAAAGAAATGATTTCTGTAGATGCAAAAGAAGGTGATTTGATTGCTTTTCCTTCTTATTTTATTCATAGGGGTGGATTGAATTTATCTAAAAGCACCAAAACAATAATATCTTTTAATTTTGATGTTCATGATGCAGTATTTGAATTTATAAAAAATTAAGTTATAATAAGTTATGCCAACAGGAAGAGCACAGATATCAAAACAAATTGAAGGTAAATTGAGAGGCGCTAGAGATGAAAAAAAGAAAAAACAGCGTGTCATCGCGAAATTACGTAGCAAAAAGTCTAAGGTCTTCAAAATTTAGTCAAAAAGTGATACAATCCAAGAAATTGTATAACCGTAAAAAGGATTTAAATGGCGACTTCAGGAACTACTAGTTTTGACCTATCAATAGAAGAAATAATTCAAGAGGCTTACGAAAGATGTGGGAAGACTACAACAAGTGGTCACAGTCTTAAGTCAGCAAGAACTAGTCTTAATTTATTATTTGCAGAATGGGCAAATAGAGGTATTCATCTTTGGAAAGTTGCTTTACATGAAAACACTTTAGTTTCTGGACAAGCAGAATATAGTGTAAGTGCAGGTGTAAGTGATGTACTAGAAGCTTTTGTATCTTCAACTGCAGCTGGAGCAAACACAGCTAACACACAAGATGTTGCTTTAACAAAAATAGATAGATCGGCTTATTCTGCCCTTCCTAATAAATTAGCCGTAGGTCAACCATCACAGTATTATGTTGATAGACAAGACACTCCTAAAATATATTTATATCAGGCACCAAATTTAAGTACATACACAGTTTTAAAATATTATGTAATAAAAAGAATTGAAGACGCAGGTTCCTATACCAACGATGCAGACGTAGTATTTAGGTTTTTACCCTGTATGGTAGCCGGTCTTGCATACTATCTTGCGATGAAAAATGCACCAGAACTTGTACAACAAAATAAATTAATTTACGAGGACCAATTAAAAAGAGCTTTGGATGAAGATGGTCAAAGAGCTTCTACTTATATTACTCCTCAATCATTCTACCCACAAGGAATATAAAATGGCTAAATGGGCAACAGGTAAAAGATCACAATCAATATCAGATAGATCCGGCATGGCTTTTCCATATACTGAAATGGTAAAAGAGTGGAATGGTTCATTAGTTCATTACTCAGAATTTGAACCTAAACACCCACAGATACGAAGAAAGCATACAACTGCTGATGCAATTGCGTTACAGAATACAAGACCACAAAGATTTCAACAACCAATTGATATTTCTAATATCAATCCACAGGCACCTCAAGACGATACAATAGTAAGTTCTGGTGGTTCGATGGTTGGAATAGCTGATTTATCATTACCAGGTCAATTTGCTTTTCAAACACAATATATAGAAGTAACTAGAGATGGAGTAACTTCTATTTTACATAGTATGATTCCAGAAGACCCATCTTTACAAAATAGAAGAAGACAAGCAGATTTAATTCCAGGAAAAGTAACAGTGAGTATTACATAATGGCTATAACACATTCAAATTTTTTAACACAAGTAAGAAATTACACTGAGGTAGATAGTAATGTTTTAACTGATGCAATTATTCAAGATTTTATAAGAAGTGTTGAATTAGATATTGCAGGTAAAGTTGATTATGATGATTTAAGAAAATATTCTACTTCTAATTTTACAGCAAGTAACAGATATGTATCCATGCCAGCAGATGCTTTAATATTAAGATCTGTGCAGGTTATCGATGGTTCTGGAAATAGAACTTTTTTGGAAAAAAGAGATACAAGTTATATATCAGAATTTAATGGTACAGGAGCAACAGGTACTCCTAAATATTACGCAAACTGGGATGATTTCAATATTTTAGTTGCACCAATACCTGCCACTGCTTTAGAAATACAAATAAATTATATTAAAGATCCACCAGAATTTACTTCAACTAATCAAACCTTTATAGCAAAGTATCAAGAGTCTATGTTATTGCATGGTGTATTAACAGAAGCTTTTAGGTTCTTAAAAGGTCCTATGGATATGTACAATCTTTACGAAAAGAAGTACAATGAGGAAGTACAGAATTTTGCCCTACAACAAATGGGTAGAAGAAGACGGGCGGAGTATGATGATGGTGTACCTAGAGTACAAATACCTTCACCTCCTCCAAACACAAATTAATTAAGGAGAATAATTATGGCAATAACAACAAACGCGATCTGTGATTCTTTTAAAAAAGAATTACTTCAAGGAAAGCACGACTTTGATACATCATCTGACACTTATAAGTTAGCTATGTACACGAGTTCTGCAACTTTAGGTAAATCAACTACAAACTACGCAACTGCAAACGAAGTATCATCATCAAACTATTCAGCTGGTGGAAGTGCTTTAGTTAATCAAGGTGTGAAAGTTTCATCTTCAGTAGCTATTACTGATTTTGCTGATTTATCTTTTCAAAACGTAACTCTTACTGCAAGAGGAGCATTAATCTACAATACAACAACTGACGGTGGATCGAATACCACTGATGCTGTCGCTGTATTAGATTTTGGTGGAGACAAAACTGCAACTGCAGGAACATTCACAATTCAGTTCCCTGCATATACAACTTCTGCTGCGATCTTAAGATTAGCATAAGGATAAGAATGAATGTCAAATGCGTGGGGAGCACTTAGTTGGGGACAAGGACAATGGGCAGCACAAGGTAATGCCGAAGTATCTTTATCTGGTTTAAGTGCAACCTACAGCATTGGCAGTGTAGCTGCCACAGCTATCATTGAAATAGGTTGGGGTGGTGACTCGTGGGGAGAAAACCAGTGGGGTGATCTTTCAGGATCAACACCTAACGTAACAGGAATTCAAGCATCTTTTTCTATTGGATCTTTACAAATAACTGGTGATGCAAATATTTCTGTAAGTGGAATTTCTTTAAGTTCAGGTTTAGGAGAAGAGAAATCTTCAATATCAGTCACTGTACCGGTTACAGGAAGTTTAGAGTCAATGGCTGTGGGAAGCACAACCGTTGGTATAGGTGCTATCATAACAGGACTTGCAGCTACTTCTAGCATAGGGACAGCAACGGTAGATGAATCTATCTTAACTGGTGAAGGATGGGGAAGAGATGCTTGGGGAAGTTTTGCATGGGGTACAAATTTCTCAGTTCAATTAACAGGACAATCTTTAACATCATCAATAGGAAATGAGACTGCTTTTACAGATGTCAATGTTTCAGTAACAAGTGCTGGACAATTAACTAGCACTTTTGCAAGTCCATCTTTCTCTATTAGTATTGACCAAGATATTTTTGTTTTAGCATCCGAAGATCAATTAGATACTTCAATTGGATCTGTTAGCAACACTGCACATGCTAACGTCTCAGTATCTGGATCTAGCTTAACATCTAGTATTGGTAATACTGCAGCTGGACTGTTTTTAGATGTTCCTGTAACTGGAGTTCAAGGAACTTTAACACAAGGAAATATTACTTTAATTCAGTCTACTGTAGAACAACCAAGCGGTAACTCAGCAACAATGACGCTTGGACAACATTCTGAAATACCTGCACAAATTGTGGGAGTTTCTGGACTTTCAATAACATCATCTTTAGGTGAAGAGGGAATTACAGCTGATGGTTTGGTCATACCTACGGGTCAGTCATTGACTTCATCAGTTGGAAGCCCTATTATTACTGCATGGGCTGAAATTGATCCTGGAGTAACTAATGTTTGGACAGAGGTTGATCGGGCTGCTTAAATGAGGTATTATTTTAATTATTAAGGAGAATTTTTTATGGCATCAAGTTATTCAAGTGACCTAAAACTAGAGCTAATGGTAACCGGTGAAAACGCTGGTACATGGGGTGATAAAACAAACACAAATTTAAATCTTATTCAACAAGCCGTAGCAGGTTATGAACAAGTAACGTTATCGTCTGGAGGCACTCTTGCATTAACAATGTCTGACGGTGCAATATCAAACGCTAGAAATTTAGTTATTAAATTTGCAACTGCAACAATTGCAGCAAGCACAATTTGTACTATACCAAACTCAATAGAAAAATTTTATATCTTTGATTGTTCAGGATTAACAAATGCAAATAACCTTACAATTAAAACTGCATCAGGAACTGGTTTTAGTCCAACTGTTTCAGGAGCTGCAAGTTCTAAAATTTTTGCAGCATATTCAGACGGAACAAATTTAAACGAAATATCTTTAAACACTTTAGGTGGCACAATTGCTACAGCTAACTTAGAAGCGGCATCAGTGACGACTGCAATAATTGCAGACGATGCTGTAACCTCAGCAAAAATTGCTGACGATGCTGTCGTAGCCGCTGCAATAGCTGACGATGCTGTTGTAACAGCTGCGCTTGCGGATGGCGCTGTTGCAACTGCTAACATAGCTGACGATGCTGTGACTGCCGATAAATTAGCGAACACTGCGGTTACTGCAGCATCATACACAACTGCTGACATAACTGTTGACGCACAAGGAAGAATTACAGCTGCATCTAGCGGATCTTCAGGAGCTGCTCTTTTTGCAGATTTAACAAACACATTAACAGGCCCAGCAAGTGGAAACTTTGCTGCAAAACCTGGTACAACTAAATTAGCTATGTACCTGGGTGGCGGTGGCGGAGGCGGAGCAGGTTCCGGAGATAACTTCACAGGACGTGGAGGCGGATCCGGAGGTTTTGGTTTTGTATCTGCAACTGTATCAGCACCTTATAGTTCACCTTACACTGTAGGAGCTGGTGGAAATGCGGGACCTCCAGGAAATGGATCTTCAGGAGGTGGCGGTGGAAACACTTCACTTTCTACTTACGCTGCCAACGGTGGCTCAGGTGGAAACAGAACTGGTCCGTCTGATGGAGGTAAAGGAAGTACATCAAATATGTTTTATGATTTTACACCTTTTTCAAATAATGGAACTAGAGGTGGTAACGCAGGTCCTTTCACAAACCCAATTACTTCTTGGTCAGCAGGTCCAGCGGGAACCAATCTTGCAGGATACGCTGAGATCAATCCAGCACTTAATTCTGGTTGGGCTACTGCAGTTACAAATATGAGTGATAACTGCGTTGGAGGTGGCGGTGGCCGAAATAATGGTGGCGGACAAGCAGGTGGTCCAGGAAGAATTTTAATATTTGAAAGTGAGGCATAGACATGGCTTATTTATTTTTTAGAAATGGCGAAAGTCAAGTATTTAGATTAGCTAAGGACGATTCAGAAAAAACAAAAATATTGAATCTTTGTCAAAATGAAAATCTTATTGAAAAAACTATTACAGAAGAAGAATTTCTTAGATGTGATTATGAAAGTCACCGTTACACATTAGTTGACGGAAATGTAGTAGAAACAGAAACTACCGAAGGAAGCGCTGCTGATGATCCATTAGAAGTTGTTCCTCCAAGAAAATCTGAATTTAAAAATGCTGGCGAAGTAACACAAGCAATTGAAGCTGCAGTAAGTAGAATAAACCAGTATTTAAATAATAATGAGGATGCTACTTGGCAAGCATACAGAGATGCTTTAGCGTCACACACACCATCTACAAATTCTGCAGACTAT